AGGGCAAACCTTATGAAATACAAAGTAACAACACAACAGGGCAATAACTACATAGTGAGCGATGATTCAGCATGGCTGTGGATCAGATTAGAGCGCGACTTGGGCTACACACTTACCCAAGCGCAGGAAAAGATGAGCGCAGGATCTCTGGAAGTTATTACCTATTTGCTGTATTTAGCAGCATCAGGCGATGAACTAACAGAATACAAAACGCACCAAGGCTGGGTTGAAAACGAATTTGATACTTTTGATGTGGTGAGCGATGACCCAAAAGACACCCCAGAGGCAGCATCAATAGACACCTAATTGCGTTAGCCGTTAATACCGGGATCGCATTGGGTGACTTAAAAGAATGGTCGCTCACAGACATTGAAACAGCCTATGAGCTGATAGCAGAAAGGAATGGAAATGGCTGATACAACTAAGATCACCATAAAGCCTGACTTATCTGACTATCGTGGATTACTCAAAGCAATCTCTGTCATGGACAAGGAAAGCCAAGGGGCGCTTAAGGATGATGTGCAATCTATTAGTCGTTGGACTGCTCAAGGCATGGTTTACGCATCATACGGTTCGCCTATGCCCCGTCAGGCTGCCATTGTCGCTAGTACTGTAAGGGCCAACAAAGATCGCATACCTAATGTGACTATTGGTGGATCAAAAGGTCGAGCATCAGGTGGCGCTAATGCTGGCCAGTTGTTATTTGGTAATGAATTTGGATCTGACAGAAATGCCAAAGGATCAGCTGGATCATTTCCTAATGGTGGATTTAGATTCCCGGAACGTTCACGTAGTCAAGGTCGAGGTAATGCTGGTTACTGGATATTCCCAACTCTAAAAGCTATGCAACCAGAAATACGTAGTCGCTGGCTTGATGCAGTCAATAAAGTCATGGACAACTGGGCAAGGACAAGCTAATGGCTGATACACGTACACTAAAACTTTCCTTACTTGCTGATGTAAACAAATTTATATCAGGTATGAATGAGGCAGACACCTCTACAAAAGGACTCAGTAATAAAATTGGCAAATACTCCAAGGTTATGGCTGGTGCATTTCTAGCAGTTGGCGCAGCTGCCGGGGCGATGGCAATAAAAATTGGTGTGGATAGCGTTAAGGCTGCCATTGAGGATGAAAAAAGCCAACGAATTCTTGCTTTACAAATGCAGAAAACTTTGGGCGCAAATGACAAATTGGTTGCGGGTGTAGAGGATTACATCAGCGCAACTCAATTACGAGTTGGTGTACAAGATGATAAATTACGCCCATCGTTAGCGCGATTAATTCGATCTACTGATGATGCTAAAAAGGCTCAAGATTTATTAAATCTATCTATCGACATTTCAACAGCCACAGGCAAACCACTTGAAGCTGTAACTAATGCAATTGGCAAAGCTTATGACGGCAACGTAACTTCACTTAGCAAACTTGGTCTTGGCTTAGATGCCAGCGTACTTAAGGGTGGTGACTTCAATAAGATTGGCGAAACTCTACGCAAAACCTATGGTGGATTCGCTGACGAGGAAGCCAAATCACTTGACGGCCAATTGCGTATCGTAAACATTCGTTTTGATGAATTAAAAGAAGGAATTGGTAAACGGTTTTTACCAATCCTTAGTGATGCTTTAAAGGAAGTTAATAAGGTTGCAATTGCTTTTAGTGGCGGTGATCCTGATGGACTAAGCGCAAGGGCTAGAGAACTTAAAGGTGACATTGGAACTGGGGGCGCAGGTAGTCTTGGATTTGCGCTATCGAACTTAGCAGAAAGTTTTGGAAATTTATTTGCAGCTTTAAATACACCAAATGCTGATGGATCCAGTAACACTTTGCAAACTTTTGCAAATGCTTTAAATGCAGTAGCTTCCGGTATTAACAATGTTGCCAAGGCTTATAGCGCAGCAAAATCATTTGGCGGTAAATTGCTTGACACTATCCAAGTTGGTGAGGGTAAGGCTGGATTTGCCAGCAGTATTCCGGGCATTCCGTTTGGAAATCAAGGGCCTAATGGCAGACGAGCATATGGTGGCCCAGTATCCATGGGTGGTTCATACCTTGTAGGCGAGCGTGGCCCAGAATTATTCACACCAAGCGTAGGTGGCAAAATAAGCCCTAATGGTGGTGGGGGTGTAGTAATTAACCTAAACGGCATTATTGATGCCGAGAGCGCCCGTAGAAGCCTAGAACGCCTATTCCAGAACTCCACACGCCGTACTGGCGCGCTGAACTTTGCGGGTAGCCAACTGTGACAACTTATGAGCCATATCCATCTGTAGTTATCAATGGATCGACAACAATACCCAGTAGCACATTATCCGACATCAGAATTAGTTATGGCCGCCGGGATGTACTTGAACAGCCAGCGCCGGGATTAGCAAACATAAACTTTTGGACCACTGGCGATGCGCCATTAGACATTGAACTATCCGACAAAATTGAAGTAAAGATAGACAAAGGCACATCAGGCACAGCCACTATTTTTACTGGCATTGTTTCAGATGTTCAAATTGGCTTTGATGCTTATGGATCAACCAGCTCGGTAGCCCGGTATTCAGTCACAGCTGTAGGCCCATTAGCACAACTTAATAAAAGACTTGCAAGATCGACATACGCCGAGGAAAAAGACGGAACGCGCGTTTACAACATTGTTTATGATGCATTTACTACCACATGGGATGACATTCTTGGCGCTACAAGTTGGGCAGATGCACCGGGCGGTATTTCATGGACTGATTATGATTCTTACGTTGCGGGTATCGTTGCTGGATTATCTAACATTGATACGCCCGGACAATTTACCTTAGTTGCTTATTCCAGTGGAATAACAAATGCCTTATCCTTGGCTCAAAGCGCCGCTAATTCTGGTCGGGGTGTTTTGTATGATTTGCCTAATGGCACTATTGGTTATGACGATTATGCAGCTCGAGCAACCAATAGCCCATTTACATTAACTACTGGCGATGTGCTTGCACCCGGACTTTCCGTTGATGCCAAATGGGGTGAAATTTACAATTACATCAGTGTAGATTACGCCAGCGGATCAGCATATGACGAAAATGTAACGAGCCAGCAATTGTATGGAAACCTCGTAGGCGATAAATCAACAACTTTAAAAAACTTAGTCGATGCTCAACAACAAGCTACCGATTACATCAAATCACGTGCTTTTGCTCGGGTTTATCCAGAACAAATAGTTATCCCATTACATTCTGAAACAGTTAGTGATGCCACAAGAGATCAAATGACTTTGGTTTACAACGGCCTTTACATTAAATGCACAACTTTGCCATTAGTTATGGGTGGCCAACTTGAGTCATTTGTAGAGGGTTGGGAGTGGTCATTAACACGATACACAGCCGATCTGACCCTTTATTTGTCACAATATTCTGAAACTTATAGCAGTCAAATTTGGTTACAAGTCCCACAAACAACCGATTGGGCAACGTATAATAACACTGTGAAATGGCAGGATGCATAAATGGCAACAACAACAAATTATGGGTGGACTACACCAAATGATACTGATTATGTGTATCAAGGCGCAGCTGCAATTAGAACAACGGCTAACAGCATTGACACAACCGTTTATAGTTTGCCACAGGGTGTTAAATCCTATGTAAGAGATGCTGCAGCCAATCTTTATTTAACAACTGGAACTGAAACGGCGTTTTTTACTTCGCCATCTTTTACACCGGTTGTTGGCAGACTTTACTTAATTACTTATTCAGTGGGTGAAATCTTTAAATACACAACTCAAGGTGATGTAACAATTAGATTACGCAAGAATAATGCAGCTGGAACATTATTAGATCTGGGCAATATGCTTGGTTTAAATTACTATCCTACAGCTGGTTACAACGGTGGATCATTTACAAAAACATGCACACTTACTGGCGCTCAATTAACTGCAACTGCCTTTGTTCCATGTGTAACTTTGCAAACAAGTACTAATGGTATGAACGCTACAAATACAACTAATGCAGGATCAATTACATTCACAGATATAGGACCTTCATAATGACACACGATGAAATAATCGAAGCACTTAAAGAACTTGGTTTTGAAAATGGTTGGGCAGTAAGAAACGGCAAAATTGTAGTTTGGGAAAATGAAATTGAACTGCCTAAAGATTTAGTTTCATATCTTGCATTGGATATAAGTGAATAATGGCAACTACAACAAATTATGGTTGGACTACACCTAACGATTCTGACCCATTTAAAAATGGGGCAAGCGCAATCAGAACACTTGGCAGCGCAATAGACACAACAACTTTTAGCCTTGGACAAGGTAAAAGAAGTTATGCCATAAATACAACAGCTGCTTTAACACTGACTACAACTACTGAAACTGCCCTGTTTGGTTCAGGTTCATGGACACCAGTTGCTGGTCGTTTATACGAAGTTACTTACACTGTTGGGTACGTACAAAAAACCACAAGTGGTGGCAATATCAGCATTCGTTTGCGTAAAGATAATACGTCAGGTACGCAATTAGATTTATCACTTTATAGCGCTCAACCCACCGCTAGTATTTGGTGTCATTCCAAAACCCTTTTATTGACAAGTACACAAATGGGAACATCTGCATTTATTCCAACTGTTACAGTACAAACAAATACCAATGGTTGTGTTGCTCAAAATACAACTGACTACATTGGTGCAATAAGTATCAAAGACATAGGACCGT